TTGTATTTTTTTCATGCACTCTAGGCGGCTTCCACTCTCGCTTTCACCGCCTAAAATTCTATTTATTAGTCTAGAACGTATGTCATTGACACACTTAAAAAACCAGTAGCATTTCCACCGGCAGTAGTTGCTGTAACAACTAAACCATCTGGTGCGTCTACAACAGAGTTTTCACCCAATGCTGTAGTAGCTGCAATATTTGCTGCACCTGCTGATGTTGTTGCTGCTGCTGCCTTGTATTCGTCTACATCTGCTGCTACAGTAGCTCCTGCTGCATTAACGTATGCTGCGTGTCCTACTGAAAGATTTGTACCCGAACCTAGATTTGCATGGTTTACTCTTCCACCTATAATTCTTGCTCCATTAGGCAACTTAAACATATTGATAGTTTCTTGAGCTCCTGCTGCAGTAAAATCTGCGTAAGCAACTCTAACTCTACCATGTAGTTCTGTTGTATCTAATTTAACAGAAGGTGTATCTACAGTTTTTGCGTATTGTACCGAATTAGCCATATATATATCCTCCTATTATGCTTCTGTGCAAGTTATTCCAATGACTTTATCTTTCTCCATTCTAGTAGCACCGATACTCATGCAGTAGTAAACTTGAGTAGCATACGATTTGTCTGCTCTTTCGTCTATTCTTGCTTGAACATCTTTACCAACTGCTAGAGTGATTCCATCTTGAGCAAAGGCAATACAAGTTCTGTCGTTACCTGCTTTTGAAAGTCTGTTGGATGTTATAAATTTAAACCCAAGAAAAGTATCTACTTCACCTTGTACTAATGCTTTTACAGAGTTGAAGTCTGAACTTGTTACTTGAGTTGTACCAAGTAGATTACTCATCTGCTCCGGTCCAACAACAATGTATCGTTGGATAGAAGGATCAACACTTGCTAAATCAAACTTTTCTTTTGCTTTTAAAAGTTTGTCAATGTTTAATCCTGTAGTTGAACCTACATTAGCTGCGATTGCAGTTTGTGCAGTTTCAGTTCCAGAACCAGTTTCGCCTGTGAAAGCTGTACCAGTTGCTGCAGAGATAATCACATCATCCATAGCTCTCCCCATTGCGAAAGCAGCGGCTTGTGCGTAAGATGACGTAGGGTCTATTAAAAGACGTACTTTGTCTTGTTGATCAATAAGATCAGCGAACTCGTAGTCTGCAAGTGATACTCTTCTTCTTGAGTGAGGAGTGTCAATTTGCGGAGTGTCCGAGTGTCTGCTCTGTTTTAATTGAGCAGTAACTGAACCAACTTGATCAAAGAAAGCATTTTTTCCAACAACACTTTCTTGTCTAACTTTGTCTCTTAATAATGATCCCATTTGTTGAGATAGCATTTGTACGTTTGCAGAATACTGCTGTACAAAAGCTGTAGTTATATTTGATGACATATTTGTCTCTCCATTATTATTATTATTAAGTTAAAATAATCAGAAAGGTTATCCACTCAAACGAGTAGGCAATTCTTGGATTTAAACTCTTTTAGAGTAGAAGTCTATTCCTTCTTGTCAGTAAGGTTCTTACGAATTTTCTTACCTATTACCCAGTTATAATATTTTTCTGCAAAAGGCAAGGGATCATTTTTTTGAACTTCAGATCCTGTCTCCTTAACCATTCTTAATATTTCTAACCGAATTTCTTGATCATTAAGATTATTTATCTGCATTTAGCATTTCCCTTAATGTATAAACTTGTTGAACCATTTTGTCGTGATCTGGATGTGATTTATTCCAGTATGGACTATTAGTATCATTAGTAATTGCAGATATTTCAGATTCTATGTCAGCAACTGTATTAACACTTTCGCTTTCAGTTGTAACCATTTTATCTTCTGACATTAAACTTGCAATCTTTGCAAAACCTTTAATGATTTGCGGATGATCACCAAGTCTTATTCCATTTGATAATGTCATATCTAATACTTCAGAATCTATATTTGCTTTTGCTAATGCACCAGCTTGTTGTACTTTAGCATCAAAGTCTCTACCCCACTCTTGTCTTAACTCTTGTTCAGATTGAGCTTGTGCAGTTTCTGCATCAATTTTAGATTGTTGAGCAGTACCTTCCATATTATTTTTATAAAAATCTAATATACCTTCTGCTTGTTTATTATTTAAACCAAGTTTATGAGATTGTTCTGCAAAAGATTTAATTGCATTTTCATCCATAGTAACTACGTCAGATTCAATTTTTAAATTATATTTATCTGGCGATTCTGGTCTACCTAATTTTGCGTATGCTTCATCCCAAACTTCTTGCGTAGAATTTTTTGTAGGTATTGCAATTTTATCTTGACCTATCATTCTTACTGCATTGATATAAGATTTAGCCAAAGCATCTGCTTCTGTAAATTTTTCAATGTTTGGATCTTTTCTATATTCTTCACTAATAGAATCTTTCCAAGATTGAGTTGGTGTGTCTGTTTTTGCAACTGTAGTAGGTGTTGCAACTGGTTGTGCTGTTTCTGTAGTCGCTTGTTCTACAGGCACAGTTTCCTGTGTTATCTGTTCATTTGACATTTTTATTTTTCCTTATCGTTTCGTAGCATTGATTTAATAAATAGAATGACACTACGTTGTCCTTCCATGTATGCACTCTCATGACTATCACCTTTTACATTAGTGGTAGAATGATAATGACATCTTTTTTCAAGATCAGACAAAACTTCTTTACCTTCGTCTGTGTTGAATATTGTTTTGTAATTTGTTTGTAACCCTTTTATAAATTTTTCTAGTTGTTTTGTTTCCATATTATTCCACTTCTGCATTTGCTACAGCTCTTGCTTCTTCTGGCAAGGCTTTCGCTAGTGGTGCTATTGCTCCTCCGGCTTGTGCAACTTGTTGCATTTGAGCCATTTGTTGTTGTTGTTCAGCTTGTGCTGCTTGTGCTTCTCTTTCTGCATTAATTTGTGATTGTAGCTTCAATACTTTTTGTGGAATACCCACAAGATCAGCAACGTGTTTAACAAGTGAATCAAAATTTATATAATCAAATACTGGAGCAACATTAGCAAGTGATCCTAATATTTCTATACCTCTAGTAATAGATGAAAGCTCTGTAGATTTTTGTGCTTTAGCAAGAGGAGAAACATATTCTATTTCTATATCTTGACCAGATAAAAATTCTGGTGCAGGTGCAAATTGTTCTCTTCTAAATAAAATATTAAAACATCTATCAATTAATGGTTTTAATAATTCTGATTGTAGTCTACCTAATACTGGTCCAAGCAATCTCATCTTCTCTTCGTTACGTTGGATAACTTCTGTTGCTGTCATTTGTGGACCTGTTTGTAACATTAACTGATCTACATAAAAAACATTTCTAATAGCAGTTCTTCTTTGCTCTTCCATATTTAAACCTAGTGGATTGTTTGCACCAATGTTTAATGGTTCTATTCTATCTCTTGTACCACTTCTGTAAAAATTTAATCCACCAGGTACAGTTCTTACAGGAAGTAAGAAACCATCATCCGGAACTAATAGTGGTGGATCAACTTGTTTCTGTGCTGCTTTGATTGTAGTTTTTGACATTTCATTTAGCATCTTTACGTCTGGCAAAGCTGTCATTGCAGGTGATCTACCATATATTTCGTGTGATGCTTTTAAGTATCTTGGAACTACGAAAGGGAACTCTTGGAAACCAGATACAGATAACTCATTACCATTTTTGTATTCTACATAAACAGATTCAAATGGCATATTATCTGTGTCTTTTAATTTAGGATTAAAATCTTGTCTTGGATAAACTGCGTGTAATATTTCTATTTCTTTGTATGGATCTTTTGGTAATTGAGTTTGTATATCTCTTGAAACATTTGCACCAAATTGTTGTACAGCAGCTCTTATTGATATTTTAAATTTTCTATAAACAGTATCTATTCTACCTTTGTCATCTTCAGCAATAAATATTTCATTAATGTGTCTTGTAGAAAATTTTAATATATCTTCATTATCTTCTTGTATGTGCATTGCTGCAGTACCAAAAGTAATTAAGTCGTGATATAATTCAAATATTTCTTGTTGAAAATTTGATCTGTTAAATGCAGAGTACATAACTTCAGTTGCATTTTCTAACCAAAGTTTTGCTTCATCATCCATTTCTAATGCTGAATTTTTAAATCTTAATGAGAACCAAGGTGTAGAAGGATTTGTAAGCATACCATGTAATGATGCTGCTAATAATTCTACTGCTTGTATTGGAGAAGAATCAAAAATTAATTCTGTACGTTTGTCTCCTCTTGATCTTTGTTTAGTAACATCTGCTTTTCTTGGTTGCATATAGTCTGCAACTTCTTGCCAATGTGATTCCCAGTTTTGTCTTTGACTTTGTAACTTATCAAATCTTGATAATAAAGTTTTACTTAAATCTGTTTTTGCCATTATACTTTTCCTAATAATGTAGGTTTACCTAATGAATAATCTGATGATACTTTTGTTACTCCTAATGATCCTGTCATAATAGTTTTTCTTCTACCTCTTTTTTTTGTAGTTCTTTCATCATATTCTTTTTTAGCTTCTGCATCTTTTGCTACTTTTTTTTCTGTTGTTAAAATTGTTTTACCGCCAACATTTTTTTCTACAACAAAATCTCTACCACCATCACCATCACTTTTAGTAATAGTTCTACCCATAGCATCTACATCACCAGAACCTCTGCCACTTATATAATTTTTATAATCTTCTACAGACGCACTATAAAATCCACCACCCGGTTTTGCTTTTCCAATAACATTTCTTTCATAATAAGATTTATTAACTTCAAATGTTTTTTTACCAATACCTGTAAAATCAAGAAGAACAGGCACAGGTGAATATTTTGCTATACCGCTTGGCTTTTCATATTTTAAATTTTTAAAATCAAGTGCATCTTTTTTTTGTTTAGCAATTTTCTTTGCTAAATCATTTCTTGCTTTTACAGCAGGATCTATTGTTCTAGTTCTATATTTATCTTGGGTATTGTTATTATTATTATTATTATTGTTGTTGTTTGTAGTTGTTGTACTTTTAGTTATACCTGCATTGTAAGAATTGCTAGTATAGTTGCTAGAAGTTCTATAATTTTCTCTTCTTGACATTTAATAATCTTTCTTTCCTAATAATGTATCTAACGCAGCTTCCTTATCTTCTTGTACTCCAAGTGGACCGGTTAGTATTGTTGAACGTCTACCTTTTCTTTTCCTCATGATAGCATCTTTCTCTGCTTTAATTTTTGCTTTTTCTTCATCACTTATTTCGCTGCTGGGTGCTTCAACCGGGGGTGGCGGCATTGGTAAAGTTGGTATTTTTGGTTTTAAGAATCCCATAATTATATAATCCTGTAACTATTATCTGCTACACTTTGCGGAGCAGTTTGTCTAGTATTAATTTCTTGGAGACCAACTGCAAGATACCTCATGGCATCACACGCATGGCTGCTCCAATCGTGGACAGGCTTTGATCTAAACATTCTGTTTTTATCAATGTACTTCCTATGATAATGTCTTAACGCATCTATCAAACTTTTGCAATGGTCTACGTCAATCCAACATCTAGGTAACATCATTGTTGTTGCGTGTATCCCATCTTCTAATGGAATTTTTGGAACAACTCTAAATCTTAATCCTAATTGTGTGGCGACCTCTCTCCGGGTTTTGCCATTACCAAATTCTGTAACTTCAATGTCGTGTGGTGCAAAGTGATCTTTGTATACATAATCTTTTTCGTTAATCATCTTAATGTAATAAGGTAGACCTTGACCTTTCTCTTCGTGATAATCTATTATATTAATGCTTCTACCTAACTGCTGATAAAATATTATACTACTGTGGTCGGAGACCCCAAGATCCCATGCTGTAGATACTGGTAGTGCAGGATCGTAGGGAACTCTTGTAAGTTGTTTATCATCATCTAGCTTTGCGATAACATCTCCATACACTGCACCTTCTATGTTTGCTATCCAATCACACTCAAACTCTTGCTGGTACTTCTTCTCACCCATAACTTCTTTTGCCTTGACCAACTCATCATTGTCTACAATTTTAGTATCTGATGCTTTTGCTTTGTAGTTAAACCAATCTTCCGCACCTTGTGCGTGTTGGTACAGTTCGTAAAAGTTGTTGTTCATTCCCATAGGTGTACCTATGAATACGCAGTATCCTTTTCTGTCAGATAGTGCTGGTCTAATTATTTCTGGAAACAACTTACTGTTTACGTTTGCGTACTCATCAATTACACAGCCATCAAGGTATATACCTCTTAACCCATCTGGAGATTCAGAGCCTAGCAAGGTAATCCTAGCACCATTAGGTAGGTCTACACGAAGTTCTGTTTCGTTAAATTT